CTCTCTATTGATATCCATAAACCGCGATGTCTGCGACTGATTCCAGCCATACTCCGCTTCCGCGAATTTGAATATGCTGGAATATCCCGCCTCCCGGAATAGCTCTGCATCATCCGCTTTCCGTAGTATATACCCCAGTTCTACCACACTGGTCACTGCCTTTCTTTGACAGTTATCAATTTCCCGCTTCACATCCTCCATATCATTTAACCGAATCGTAATTTGTTCCATCTTCCTTTCCTCCAATCATTCTGATAAGATCTTCCAGCAGTTCAATCACTGCCTGTCTGATTACTTCTTTCACGCATTTCACTCCTTTATCCCTCCCGGTCCAAAGACCAGGAGGTTTTGCAATGGCTTATCCGTGATATTAAACCATTGGTGCCTAAATATAATTTTTTCCAAACAACCTCATAAACTCCTCATGAGAATGTTCGCTCTCAAACACCATCTGGGCTGCTGCCTTGATTGCTAAATCCGTTTTCCTGTTCCGATGCACGGCGTCTGCTCCATTTCTGTGGCAACGCTCCCCGCATATATGAACCTTCAAACCATATTTCTCCGACAGCTTTCTATTTGCTCCTCCAAACGCATGGTGCTCCTCCAGTCCACACGGATCTGCGACACGGTTTCGCCCACACAAGTAGCAAATATCCCAATCAACTTGCATAACCGACTTTGACATGGCCTACCTCCTTCCGAAACTTCTCTAAAAAAGCATCAATCTCTTGTTTTTCGTCCCTCTCTTTGTTATACTTCCCATGTCGCTGGATAATGTCATAGTCCGGACTGATTTCCACCGTGTAATATGGCTTGTCCGGCTCTGATTTCTTCCTCAGGAACAAAATATAACTTTCCCCAGCAATCATCTTTTTGGCATATCCCCCATATCCCACACAGATATGCTGCTTCTGTCCTTCCATGACAATCTCCACGTTACTTTTGGCTGGGCGCATCAGATACGTTTCGTCCTCGTAGGAAAACTTCTTTTTGATTTTCTTGTATACCTTTTCGATATCAGAATCCATTTTCTTTGCCTCTTCCCGTTGTCTCCTTCTCTTTTTTTCGTCCCTCACTTCAATCATGGCATCATGAGCTGTATCTAGGTCTCGCGGGAAGAGAACAAACTCACTGGTCATATCACTGCCGGCATTACTCGCCATACGGATATAGTCCATATAGGTTATTTTTTCTCCACGCTCCAGCTTTGCCAGGTAACGCAGCGTCTTTTTAATTGGCATGTGAATCTGTTCAAAGAACAGCTCTATTTCCCGTGACTCCATTTTTTGTGCGATTTCCAAAATGAGCGGAACATTTCCGGTCACGCTATGCAGACCAATGCACTTAATCAGATAATCCTGTGTTACCTCTTTTTCTTCACGCAGTCCCCGAAATAGTTCCTTGCTGATTCCCAGTATCTTGTGAGGCTGGTGCTCTTTTTTCTTAAGATTCAATTTTGGGTTGTAAATGAAATCCTCTACCACTTTTTTCATCCCACATTTGTACAGTGCCTCCAGACACGGATATTGATGAAACTTTTCATATACATCCAGGAACCCGCTAATCGTAGCCCGGTATCGATTTCTGTCATTGATTTGGTCAATTAGTTCCTTTCCCTGTCCCGGCAGAAACCGGAGCAGACTGTCTGCAATAATTCCCTTCTGGTTCTTCGTGTAGACCGGTGGGCCGCCGATATCTTCATAGCGATAACTCCATCCACCGTACCCTGCTATCCTTACCACTGGTGAGTTTTCTGTCCGTACGTTCCATTTCACGTTATTTTCTTCCCATCTGTTGCAATGTCTTTCCCCGTACCAAAACCGTTTCTCGTACCAGTACTGGCGTCTTCCCTTTTCCACTGCTGCCCGGAGAGATTCATAGCATTCCTTATCTATCTCTCCGGTGGCATGAAACGTGTAGATTCTCTCAATAAACCGCGCCATGATGCCATTATTTATTTTCTGGATATAGACAAACTTTCTTGAGGCTTTCTTACCGTCAATCCTTTTTTCTGTTTTGGCCACAGCCCTCTTTCTACACGCCGGGCATGTGACGCTCTGATTATATTTCAGCTTGGTAAATTCCGACGTCTTGCCGCACCCGGTACAGGTTCCTTTCCGCTTTCCAGATTCGTAAATGATATACCGCGGCATCCGGTTATCCATCCAGTTGATAAATGCTTTTGGAAGCAGTTTCTCCTGACTGTTTATCCGGTATATTCTGTCACTTTTCCCTGCCGTCTCTTACGCCTCCTTGTAATAATCACGAATAATCTGGTACCCTTTCATGGGTCCGCAATAATTACATTTGCCGCCACCCGGTATCGTCATGGAATTTTTCTTTGCCTCTTTTGCAATCCGTTCTGCTGCCTTCTCAATTCGCTTTCCTCTTTTGCGAATATTTCTGGCAAAGCTCTCATCGTCGCAGTTCCCCACGAGATATCCCACAACATCTTCCGCAAGGAATTCCCATCCTTTGGCCGCTGCTCTCTCAACCTTCAGCTTGCCAATCGCGGCCATAATCGGATCACACAATCCAACCTCACCGTTCATAATATCCTCTCTCGTATATGACTCATAGATTTCCATCATGTCCTCCAACCCATTTTCTTCTGCTAAAGCCTTAAGGCTTTCCATGTCGCCCTCTTCGTACAAGCCTTGTGCCGCCATGTTGATCTCTTCGCATGAATCAAACTCTCCAAATTTTTCAAACATAGTTATCACTCCTTGTCTGTTTTTGTTCGATAGCCGCCTTTTGAAATCTGTCTCAAAAGGTACTTTCTGTATTTATGCTCCTTGTTAAAAATCACGGTTACCTTTTCCATTCGTGACGCCATAGTAAAATACTCGCGCCACATCTTTTCATATTTCTTTCCGTCCGCCGTTCCGGAATTTGCCGCATTGACGGCGTATGGCGAATCACATTAAATCACTAACTGACTTGATTTACTCATACAAAGCATTGCTTCCACCAGCGCATACACCGCCAGTTTTTGAAAAGATAGCTCTTTCCATGCCGACACGTGGATTTTGCGATACATTTTTCCGCCAATTACTGTCTCCAGCAATATTGCATACGTGCCGGTGCCGCATGGGATTCTACCGTGAAACTTTGTTGTTATGTAGATATTTACTTTCACGGGCTCCCCCTCCTTCCGTCGTTTTCCACTAGGATATACCGCATGAACCCCCATCCTGTCAGTTCTGAGATTCCGGCGTACACGGTGCCTTTATCTATCCAGTAACCTTTTTTATCTCGTGGCTCCTGACGGAAACAGTTTCGATTTGTGATGATTCTCTTTTTGGTTTCCGGACGGCGTAGGTTTGTGCTGTGCGTCCATGCGCGACCTTTGCCACCCATTCGCTTAAATTGCAGCTTGTACTTTGCAAAATATTCCGCAAGCCGTGAATACTGGCCCGTATCGTCTAATGGACGAATATCAATCCTGCCTTTTTTCCACTGTAAGCGAATCCACTCTGTGGGAACTTGATTCATCACCATGTGATGATGAAGAGCTCCTCGCTTTCCGATTTCCGTCACGAGGATATACTTAAACACCTTGTTTTCTTTCTTCATGCGCCGGCGCAACTGGCGGAGGAATCGTTCTCTGTCTGTTTTTGCTCCGTTCAAATCTTCCGGACGTTCATCCGGCGCATATGTGAGTGTCACGTGGTAGTCTCCTGGTTGAAAATTCTCATTCATCAAGATGGTTAATTCTGTGATTGTTTTCCGCAGGTTGACTTTTTCCTGCGCCTCACTTGTTTTTTTCTCTTTTTTCTCTCTTTTCTCTCCCGGCGGGTGGATGTGTGATGAATAGCAGCGCTCAATCAACACTGTCCGCCCCGCCTTTGTTGTCTTTTCAATATACGGCATCAAGCACCTCCGTGGTTCTGAAAATAATACCTTGAGCAAGTGTGAAAAACGGCTCAAAATGTCCGTTTTCTCTTGCTTTTTGGGTGCGAAAATGGTATACTAATTATGTTAGATTTTTGTATACCATTTTCTTGAAAGTGGCCGGCTTAATTGCCGGCCGCTTTCTTTTTGTCGTTTGCCAGTCGGCAGTCGACTTTCTGTCCGCAGCGGCTACACCGTTCTTGCGGTGTCACCGACCAGTATGTATGCCCGTTCGGGCACGTGCATATGAAGAACGGAAACGTAATCGGTGTTCCGTCTGAGTAATCATTTTGTTTCATTTTCATTGAAATCCCTCATTATCCGCAAGTGTTCCGCCATCTCCTTTAACTTTTTACGATTTTTCGTAAAAACTTTGTTCTGGTAGACTTGTACACCTTTGTTTTCTACTGTTACGCAGATACAGTCTGTGTTACCGTGATAACACACGAACGCGGTTACATTTTTCTTTCGATTCAAACAAATCGCATTCCAAAAAATCTTCCCAAGAATTACTTTCATATCTTTTTGCCTCACTTCCATATTTTTCTGTTGGCCGCAATAAACAATGCAAGCCATATTGTCGACGTTACAAATACGATAATCTCCTGCATTTGAAGACTATGGACCTCACGCGCTGTGATGATCCATGCCATCATTGCGGCCACTGTTATCGCCTGAATGAATTTCTCTTTTCTTTTTCGCTTCATTACGTTTCCCTCCTTTCCTTTTTTGTACTGGAACGTCAGGGATTCGAACCCTGAACCGTCCGGTTATGAGCCGGATGCTCCACCAACTGAGCTAACGTTCCTTAGTGACGGTGCTGTGATACGTTGGGCAGCTTGTCCGTCACTCCGATAAATTCATCTTTTTCGACCATCAACTTATCGGAAAGGTCACTTGTCTTGAGTCCGCTCCTGCCGGAGCGAAACAGCACCGCCGGATTCGAACCGGTTCATCCCTTTTCAATCGGTGCCTAATCTTTTTTCTTATCAAGAAGCCAATAAAACTTCCTGCGATATTTGTAATATGTATTCCTATCGCACGGAATGCCGAATACACTTTTTAACTTTGTATAGGTCATATCCTTCCACACAACCCCTGCTCTGATATACTCAGCCAGTCCCTCCTCTGTCATCAGACAGAGGATGTCTATCTGGTCCATTTTTGCTCGTAGTTTTTCTAACTCTTCTGGCGTTTTGCGTCCTGCTAGAAACTCTCTTTCCCACTCCGGATATTGGAGCACGTAGTAATATAATTCCCGGAAGCGAAATTCGCTGATTCCGTACTGCTTTGGCAGTTTTTTTCGTGGCATTTTTTCACCCCTTTTTTAGAAACGCAACTTGTTTCCATTGCTTTTTCATATCGCAACGCTTACGCATTGCTTTTCTGCTATACTTCTATTTTTCCCGACATCAATTCCGGCAGCAACGCATCCCGCAGCTCTGCCAGATATCTATTCTCTTCTTGATTTAGATAAAAAATGTGTTGCTTCCAACTGTTCAAAATCAAGACCAAAATACTTGATAAAATATCTTTGCTATTATTTTCAAATCTGATTTCGTTCTTTTTCTTTGACGTCATAAAATAGTTTTGCTCCACAAGCGCACTAGCGCCTAATTTCTGCAACAATTCGTTTAACCCACTGATCTCTTGTTCTGCTTTGTATAGTTCAACATCAAAGCCTAATGATTTAGCCAGACTTTCGTTGATTGTAAGTTTGCAAGCATTTTTTTCAGCAACTATCCTGTTTATGTCATTTACGATATCTGAATAATCTCTATGTACTGGGATGTTGTTTACATCAATTTCAAAATAGCAACTCGCATCAAGCCGGTAGTTGTGCGTTGAAATATCTCTGGCGGATACACATACAGAAAAATCTTTTTCCGTCTTTTGATTCTCTATTGCATAGGTTATCTTTTGCATGTTTTCATCCGAAAAAACATTTACATTCTTTTTGTAAACTCTATTCGTATGTGCTTTTGATCCATATTGCCCCCTTTGCTCTCTTGCTTCCGTTTCGCAAATATTTCTTGCATCAACAATTTCTGTTTTTGTAGTGCTTTTTTTCTTATTAAATACAATAATGCAAGTCGCTATGCTCGTCGCTTCAAACATGTTTTGTGGACACATAATTACGGATTCCACTAGGTTTTTATCCACAAGGTATTTTCTTATCGCAGACTCTTTTTTATTTGTTGTATTCAAAACACTACAAGGCAGCAAAAACACGGCTTTGCCATCAATCATTGAGAGTGCTGTAAGAATAAACGCAAAATTCGCATTTCCTTCTGGTGGCACTTCGCACTCACAAAACCGCGGCTGTATCTGTGCAAATGGCGGAATATCCCACTTCACGTTATACGGTGGATTTGATATTAAAGATATCCCTTCCAGTTCCGCAGTATAGTTTTCTATCTCTCTAAATGTTCCATAAATTTCACCCTGGTATATTTTGTATGTATGATACGTTTCTTGCCACAAAACATTGGAATGTAGCACAATACAGTCAATATTCCTGAGTGCCATATTAAAAAGCAGAAACGGCAGCACTGTTTCGTCAAATTCATAAAGTATAAATTTTGAATCATGATTAAGATTCCACCTTTGAATCGCTAACGCTCCACTTCCTGCACACATATCAATAATTGCGTCATTGTCTCCCACTAGTTTACTAATAAGCTCGGCGAGGCTTTTAGGCGTATAGTCCTGCATTTTCTCTTTTCTGTCCGCATAGTAATATTGGAAAATCTTTTGAAGCCAGTCCGTGGACAAATCTCCTACCAGCGAATGAAATTGTGAATATTTTTTTACGTCATTATTTTTTACACATTTAAATAATTTTGATTGCAGGTCTTTAATATCTGAAATTTCAAATATATACAGTGTTTGCTCGCACAATTCTTTTAACTCCAATGTCTACTCCTTTCAAAGATTACTTGGTGATTTGATATGCAACCATTTCTTTAATGCTCTTGTTTGGTATTCTTGGATTTACTCCTTTTCCGGTATGCTCGCACCTTGCTCTACATAATACTTAAGTATTGCGAGCAAAATCATTTTGTCTTCGCTCATCTTTCTATTACCTTTCTTGCATACCTGTCACTTCTAATCGTTTTCATTGCAGCCTTTACGGCCACACCTGCCTTTTCCGCATCTTTTTCTTGTATTACGTTATTTCTCAACAACGCATCAACGATTATGTACACCTCTCTGTTTCTTTCCATTCTTGCTCCTTTCTTGCTTTTCTCCGTCCTTTTCTTATAATGGTAATTACAACCCCGCTACGGTTGAATACGCATAGGAAGGAGGATTTGCATGGACGACCTCACTAAGGAACAACACCATTTCATCACCTCTTTATACAAAGAGTTCTTGTGTAGACAGCCCGCGTTGCCATCTGATAAAGCGCGAGTCTTCTCCGATGCCTCTTTTATTCAAGAAAATATTTTTCCAGAATACAGTCTTGATAAAATTGTTTCATTGTGTTGTTCACTGAAAAATGCCGGTTATCTATCTTGTATGAACTACGACAACACTGTCTATAATGTCACCATTACCGACAAAACCATCATACATATGGAACAGCGTTTCTCTAATGGATTAAAGGATGTTGTTAGTTTTCTATCAAAACTAATCCCTTAATTTTTTTCGCGGTGTGTGGATGCTCCTAATTCATACACCGCTTTTCTCGTCCTTAATCAATTTCACCAGCCGTATTTTTCTCTCCGGCTGCTCCGGGTTTGCCAGTTTTATAAAGTACATCAGCATTTCTTCCGGGATTACGATTTCATTCGTTTTTCTATCATAATACATGCTGTAATCCGAATATCCTTGCCATCGGAATCCTTCATACATTTCCATTGCCTTGTTTAATTCTCTGCATCGTTTGCACTTTTTTCTTCTCGCTTTTTCAACGATATTATCAATGATTTCCAGTTCTTTTTGTGAGAGTCTTGATAAAAATGCTCTCGCTCGCATTTTGGGGTCGTCTCTCGTTATACTGTTAATGAGGGTGTTTTTTTCTTCCTCTTGATTCATTCTCAACATTTATTCTCGCTCCTTTCGTTTTCTTCACCCACAAGTCGCTCCGGGGACAAATCAGCCTGTATCAGCATATTGTACAGACGTGAGCTGATAATTACTTTGTCAGCCATTTGCTCTTCGATTTTTTTGAGGTTGTACAACTGTCTGACTTGGTTTCCTGTTAGTCCACTATCCACCGGAACCGCTGAACAGTAACCAGTACCTAATTTTGAAAAAATCTCTTTTAAGGACTCAACGCTTTTCCTGTTGGCGCTGAGTTCTTTTGTTGCTTCCCTCATTGCTTTCGCTGCTTCCTGCAATGCTTTTGTTAATTCTGATACTTCGCTCATCTCTTCACTCCTTTCTCGCTAAATCCTGCCGCGCTTTTAATGCGCCGGCGTTTGATAAAAGAATCGCTCTATCTTCTTTACTTAATACGAGCAAGATAGAAACAAATTCTTTGATTTCTTCCTGTTCCTCTTGTGTTATTACTGGTTTATTAGCCATTGTTTTTCACCCCTTTCTTGTTGACCTTGTAAACACATTATAGTCCCCTAGTAACTACTTGTCAATACTTTTTTGTTGACTTGGGGACTTTTTTGATGTATAGTATCATTGAAAGGAGGAAGACCGATGAACGAGCGAATAAAAGAATTACGAAAAGTGTTAAAGGCAACGCAAGCTGAATTTTCTTCAAAAATAGGACTTTCAAGAAACTTCATTGCGCAGGTAGAAATAGGAACTAAAATCCCATCAGATAGAACCATTTCCGACATTTGCCGGGAATTTCACGTCAACGAGGACTGGCTCCGAAACGGCGTCGGTGATATGTTCAAGCAAAGAGACGGTTCCTTTAGTGAGATACTTTCCGAGTTGGACGACTCTGACGATGATTTTATCAAGTCTTTTATTACTGTTTACATGGAGCTTGACGAAGATAGTAAGGAAGTGCTTAGAAAAACCGCCCGCAAAATGGCAGAAAAATATAAGAAGCCGGACTAATTGCCGGCTTCTTTGTTTTCTTTGTTGAATTTAGGAATTATGTAGTGGTATATTTTGAATAAATACTCCTCGTTATTCATTTTTTGAACCATTTCTATAATTTTCTCCTTGTACCCTATATTTGTACTTGTGCTTTGTTTGTTCAAGTTCTAACTTCTCTCCCTTCTTATTCGTAAAATTCAAATAGTTCCAAAATCTCACACTCAAGAGCTTTTGATAGCCGATATGCCACTTCAAGCGATGGCTGTTCCTGCCCCCGTTCTAATTGACTGATATGAGAATCCGACACTCCGGACAGTTTTTCAAGTTTTGCCAACGTGTACCCCCTTCCTGTTCGCTTGGTTTTGATATGGTTCTCGCAGCGCATCCTAGCCACCTCCACGAGTAGTATACCCACTTTGAGCGAGATTCTTTCGCTATAGTAGCACATATCTCATCCACTATGGTGGATTTTTATTAAAAATATAAATTTTGTTTACTTTTACCTAAAGCTATGATAAAATTTTGGCATAAAATACCAATAGAAAGCGAGGAGGAAGATATTATGATATGTCCTAAATGTAACAAAGAAATACCTGATAACTCAACATTTTGTAATCACTGCGGAGAAAAAATTACTCCACAAAAACCTGAACTTGAACAACCATCTCTTGTCGATAACACTTCTGTTTCATCCGAAGCAAACACACCCGAATCAACAAACAAGCGAACACTTTCAACCAAGAAGAAACCAATTTTTATCGAATTATCGATTATTCTTGTTTTGATTACAGCTTTCGCTGTTTTCTTCGGATATCGGCATTACAAACACAAAACTTTTGATTTTACCGCCATTGACATCGTACGCTATTTGGATAAATCTGTAATTTTCATGAATGATATAACCGATAAAGGAACTGTTTCAGAACCTTCCTGCGGAAATACTACAGTAGCCACATGGGTCGACCGCACCGGACAAGACGTTCCAAACAAATGTATTACTTTTAATTCAGACCGCAATGCAAAGAAGTATTGTGAAACTTCAAAGCCATCTTCTCATCGGTTACGATATGGTAACATCGTGCTTGAGTTGTCTCAAGAAACAGAAGACGATAATTTTGCATCATATAAAAACGAAATGTCTGACTTAGAAGAAATTAAGGATGACAAAGAAACAAAAGAGGCTATGAAACCAGACAGACCAAGTTCTTTCGCCGACCTCGATACTTTTATAACGAATTTAAAAAATCTGTTTTCCGCTTTAGACGAATACTGTACTTTCGAGGAAAGTACCGTCGACAACATTCCTAACGATGGTATTTATTTGAATTCGTACACCATCAATTCAACAAGATATAAAGAACAAGCAGAGTTATTAGTTGACTATGACGCAAACAATAAAATAACAAATATTATAGTAACAGGAGGTCCCGGTGCTCTTTATAGCAAAAAAAGGGCAGCAACAGATGTTACTAATTCAATATATTTAGTAACCGTAAATTTTACATTAGCTTCTCTTGATACTACCATTGACTATGAATCAATTGATTCCCATTTAATCGACGATAACTACGAAACCACTGTTAATAATTATTTTATTAGCTCATTTTATGAAAACAAGTGGTATCATATAACTATTAAGAAAGCATCTAAATAACAACATTTAGCGAGGTGATTGCATGACAAGTTATTTCAGTAAACGTCAAAGAAAATACATTGGGTTTCATTCCTATTTTTATTGTGGTATTGGGTTTATACTCGGGACTTTAATTCATTCGCTGTTTACATGGCGTTTTGGTGTAACACATTTCATTTTCTTTTTTATTGCGATGCTTGAGATTGTATATGCTTTGATTCAAATGCATCGGTACCGGTCATATGCCCCACTGAAAGTCAGGAAAACAGCCGGCAAGAAAAAGATACGCGGTTCTGATTTATTTACTGTTGTTCTTTGTATAGCGATTGCAATTCTTTCGATTTACAAATTTGGATTCTACTAAAAAAGAGGGGAAGCCCCTCTTTTTTAGTACGTCAATTTTTGTTTCTTGTTCAGTAGCATATAACTTATTTTAAGCGCCGACAGTCTGATTTTGTTTCCTGTCGTGCTTCCCTCATGCGTAATTAAACCGAAGTACGTTCTGTCGTCTGAACTGTCTACTCCCGGACCTATATAATTAACCTGACCGTCTCCATTTCCGTATATCTGTATCACCGTGGCATTTGTCGGAATTTGATACAACTCACCGCTTGGCATCAGAGGCTTGATTTCATAAGCCTTTCCTTTCTCCATCCATATGTCAATGTTTTTCGCCGTTACGTCAACAATCTTGTTTCCGTTTATCTGTACCACATTTACGATTACCTGCGAATCCGGTCTCTCATAAAACTTGGTCGCACTGCTTTCCGCTTCCTGAGATACAAAAACCGCGCCTTTGCTGCTTTTGTATTCCACGGCCGAGTTTTGCAGATTGTCAACAGTCGCAAATTCGCGGGAATCATGGATGTTTTCCGTCTTAATTTTTGTAGCTGCTGCCGGAATTGATAACCATGCCAGTGGTATCTCCTTAATTGTTGATGTGTCCACCGGTTTTGGCAGACTTCCAATATCGTCACCCTTGACTACCTCAAAAGATACTTTACGGTTCACAAAGTCCGCACGTGCCACAATCAGGTCAAGACGTACACTGCTTTCGTTTGCCGGTGGAATGGTAAGCGCTAACTGCTCCGTGTTCCATATCCACTTTCTTCCGACGATAGCTTTACCGGTGCCGACAAGCACCTGCATTTTGTCGCACGCCGTCACCTCTAACTGTGCACCCAGCCCGCGGATTACTCCGTCTGATACAAGACCGTCGTACATACACGCTAAATCTTCCGCACTGTATACACGGTCGCCTTCCATTGAATTGAAAAAACCATATTTAACCATCTTGTTGCCTCCTTATATTTTTTCACAACTGAGTACGAAATTGTTTCCGTTCTCGTCGTTGTTTTCTGTGATTTGCGACACCCGAACGGCCACTTTATCACCGTACGGGTCTATGACTGTCACGATGTCTCCCAAGGTGAAATCGATTCCGTATCGAAAGATTCCGTCCGGGTCAACCTCCACTGTTACCGTTTCCGCGGTTTTCTTTTCTGCAAGCGCTGTCGTTCCCTCGCCCTGAAGTGTTTTCTGATACTCTTCGTCCGTGATGGTTCCTTCGTTTGTGCTTGAAGAACTTTTATCCAGATACATTTCGCACCTGTTAAGTGTTGCGCCGGCGCAAATGGCTGTTGTTTTTTGAGCCGTTCCCTCGCCTTCGCCAACCACAAGCACCGTGTTCCGGAAGTCTGTATTGTCCGCCGCATACTCCATTTGTGATAGATTATCAAATTCCCGGCTGAATATTACCTCCGTTTTTTTGCCGTGGTATAAATCCATATACAGCGCGTACCCGTAACGGCGTACACGAAAGCCCATCTTCGCCAAGTCCATCATTTCTTTAATTGTGTCATATATGTATTCGCCTCGAAGCTGTCTCTGCGTGGTTTGCCCTGCTGCCTCGATGGTACCGATATTTAGCAATGGGATATTTCGGTTTGTGTCCGTGGCGTCTGTCACATTCTGCTCAATCAATAACCTCACTGCCGCTCCAATATCCGTATCGATATTTGTTTGTTCCCAGACGATACGGCGATTTAACAACGCCTCCGTACTTCGCCCGGTCACCACAATATAATCTCCCGACTCCGGATTTGTCTTTGTTTGGATTTTCTCGATCATCATCACGCTTTTCGATTCTTCTCTTAATGCAAATACTCCGGAGCGGAACAAATTCAGCAGTTCAAGCGTTGCCGGTACTGTGATTTCAAATTCGCCTAAATCATTATACTTTTGCGTCCATATGACACTGCCGTGGTCGATCACTCCAATTTCCGTCAGCGTTTCGTCTGTAATATAAACAATCATGTTATACCCCCTCATACAGCACCCGATACGTTACATCCATGATGTAGCCGGTCGGTGTGTCCACTTCAACACGGTAATGATTGGCTCCCGGTTCTACCTGCGCCCATGTCATACCAGAGATGCGTTTCGGCAAAAGATTCGTCACCGTTCCGCCACGTTCTAACCATATCGCTTTTTCTTTCGTGGTCGTCCGGATGTATACGTTGTCAAATGCTTGTAAGTGTTCTTTTATGCCTAAGAATCCGCTGTCTGTGTATATCGTAAGACTTTCGGTCGGCGCTGTAATCGATATGTGGAACAGTGCTCCAGATGGCACCGTTCCCGGATTATTCAGTGTGAAGCCGCCCGTAGCAATTTCAGACATTTCCATATCTTCGGCGGAGTATGGAAATTCAAGCAATGGTATCTCCGGAACGCATGAGAACACTCCCGTTTCCTGCGTATCGGCAAAAAACGGATTCGGACATAGTATGGATATTTGAAATGTTTCCCTCATTACAAATAAATCTATCTCCATGCTTTCTACATAACCATCGATATATACGCTTCTAGTGCTATTTTCATAAAACAGTCTAATCTTCTTTTTTTCCGGAAAATATTGATACAGCGCATTGCGGTTTTCCTCAATCGGATACTCCGGAATAATCGTTATCGTGATGTTGCGTTTATTGATACGGATGGAGTTGAGTTCTTCTCCGTCCATCCCGGTTACTGCTGCCGTGTTGATGGTACATCCTGCCGGTGTCAGTCCGGTAATTTTGACAACGTTATAGTTCGGGTTGTCTGTCAGTTCCAGTGCCTCGCCTTTGTCGTTTTGTACGCCAAATTTAAACATTGCTTACACCTCCCAGTAAATTCCTTGATTGTCTGTAAATATCCCATCGACTTAACGCTTTCGGGCTGTTGTTCGTCTGGTAGAAGTTGTATGTATTCGTTGTGGCTGCTGCCGCTTTCTCAATACTCCTTGCTCCTCTTGCGGCCACATCCAAGTTTGCCGTAGTGGCGGCGTTTTTCATTGGGTTTACCACGTTCTCGCGCACCCTCTGCATCATCTGCTGGAGTGCTGGGAGTTTCCGCTCAATACCTTTCGTTAATCCCGGAATAATGAACACGCCCGCTTCTCTGTCCATTACTTTGGATGGTGAATGAATTCCTAATTCTTTTTTGATACTGCTCACCAGTGTCTTTTTTAACTGCTTCGCTGACTTATTCAGCTCCGCACTTTTTGAATTGAATCCTTTTACAAATCCTTTCATTGCATTTTCTCCGATACTTTCAAGTTGCTTTTCCAGTCCTGCCATCACCGTTTTGACCTGCTTTGTATAGTTGTCCTTGATTTGTTTCACCCGTTCCGCATAATAAGTGTTTGCCACTTTTTTCGATGCATTGATTTTATCCGTATATGCTTTGTTATATGCCGCGAGTTCTTGTCCGTTTAATGACAGCAACTTCGTTGTCAAATCAAGTCCGTCCGATGTATCAAGGGCGGCAATTTCCGTCATCAGTTCGGAAGAAAGCGTTTTCTTTAACGCTTCCATGTTCTTGCCGTACTGGATAATCTTCGCCGTCTCCGATTTGAAGTCAGCAAGCGTAATCTTTCCGTCATCATCCTTTGTGAATAAATCGCCACTTGATAACCTTCCTTCTAAATCGTCCTGCAGGTCCTTTATAGCGTCATACTTTTCTTGTACAGATGAGGTCATGGATTCTATCTTTTTCTGTACCTTTTCCGTTGCTTTTTCTGCTGCCTTTGAGAAAGCCGTTGAGAAAGATTCCGCCAGATTCTCACCCAGTTTCTTAAAACTCTCCTTTGACTTTTTGTTTTTTGTCTCCTTTTGTGCTTTTTTTACTGCCCGGTCAACAAGTTTCTTGACCGCTTTTTCTGCTTTCTGCTCCCGCTTCGTGATGCCGTTCGCATACGCTTCCGAAACCTTTGTGCCAATGTCTTCGTATTTGCCCGTCTTATTTGCCTTTTTAAGCTGGGACAAAGATTTCTTTGCTAATGCTGTAACGGCTCTTCCTACAGCATCATATGCCTTTTCGATACCTTTAGCGGTACCGATGGTGAAGTACTTACCAATTTCTTCTGTCTTTTTTGATGGGGAATGGATTTCGAGCTTTTCTTTAAGTTTCGACAGCATATTATCCGCCAATTTTCCGACCTTTGCTATTAGGCCACTGCTCTGTTTTCCTTTTTCCATTCCGGTTTTCAAACCTTTTACAAAGTTTTCGCCTGCTTCTTTTGATTTGATACCCTTCATTTTCTTTTCAACCAGCTTTGAAATGTCTTCCGCTGATTTTCCGGCTTTGTTTTTTCCAAGTTCCAGACCTTCTTTGTATTCTTTTGTCGTCTTTTGTCCGGACTTTTTGGCTTTTTTCTCTGACTTTTTAAGTTCTTTCTCCGCTTTTGTAACCATTTGTTTCGCCCCGTCAACCATTTCTTGTGTGACTCCCGGCGTTCCGTTCTTGACAGCATCTTTCAAGTCATTATATTTCTTTTTCATGTCCTTGACTTGTTGTTTAAGGATGCGTTCGTTTCCTTGTTCCGCCGTCACAAAGTTGTTTGTCATATTCCGAACAGCTTTATTTATCTTCTTTGTATCTCCTGAAATAATCGCGGCGGAAAGTCCTTCGTAATTTTGAATTGTCGTGTTATAACCTACCCATGTATCCTCGGCGTTTTCCACTGTTTTATTTTGTTCATATTGTTTATCCATCAAAGACTGTACTTTTTCATTCGCCTTGTATAATTCTTGGTTATACGTTTCAACCGTTCCGCCAGCTTTTACATAGTCTTCAATAGACGTATTGTTAATTTTGTTGTATTCTTCTTGAGCAATGGCCAAGTCGTCCGTCGTCTTTTTGTATTTTTTTTGAGCAGCACTCAATTCCTCGAATTTTTTTTTCTTTTCTTTTTGTGCATTATCATAATCTGATTTGTTTGCTTCCAGGATTGCTTCAGCTTCCTTACTGACAAGTAGTTTGTCGAGTGCTTTCTTTTCCGACTTATAGTTTTCTACTACGCCTTTCGTCATTTTTATTTCAGAACCAAGTGCATCATTAAGAGTATTTACGATAAATTTTGCTCTATCTTCCTGCCCTTTTTTGACTTTCCCGTTTTTGTCAACAATATCATCAAGTTCCGTCTTTAACTGATCGTAGTAACTAAATTGACTTTGAACGTTTTCCATAGATTCTTCGGTAGCTTTTTTCATATCGCGATAAGATTTTGCCGATTCATCTACTGCTTTGCTTACTTTGTCCGTTTCGTCAGTCGCTGCTTTGGTTGCTGCCGCATATAACGCCAATCCCCCCACCACGGCTCCAATTCCAGCCACAAGCAGTCCCATCGGACTGGCCGCTTGAATTAGATTTAATACTTTCTGCGCTGCCGCGGTCGATGCTATGGCCGTCTTCAATGTAATAAAAGCCTTGTATATGGTCTGTAACGTCTGATATAGCTTTACAAATTTAGCCGTCGCAAATACCAATCCCATCGTGCCGCCCAATATCGTGATTGCGCGCTCTGTTCCGTCAATGTGTTTGATTGCATAATCTGCTAACTGTTCAATTTTAGGGAGTAATTTTTCTGCCAGAGGGACAAACAAGTCAAGCTGAACCGTACGCCCTATATTTTTAAATTTTGTCGCCACATCGTCATACTTTACTTCTTTTAACTTTTCCGCAGAGCCTTGTACCTTTTTGAACGTTTTGCCGGTACTCTTTAATGACTTAACCACCTTCAAGTTGGCGTCCTCTCCCATAGTTCCAAATGCTGTGGACGCCATCGTCAACGCTTTCTGTTCATTTTTACAGCCATTAATATCTTTTACGATCGAATCAATCACCTTTTTCATGGTGCCTTTTCCGTCTTTCCATGCTTTGAAAGATTTTTTTGTATCCTTGCTGAATATACCGATATTTTTTTCAATGCTTCCGTCTCCGAGCTTGTTCTTGACCTCGTTGATAGAATCATTTACTTTATCAAGGTTATAGGCGCCGTTCTTCGTGCCGTTTGCAAGTAACTGGAAGTATTCTTCGACAGTATACCCAGCTTGTTTAAAGTTGCCGCCGTACTCTGCCACGTTATCCCCTAATTCGTTCGTATAGTCCAATCCCTTTTGTGAACCCTTTGCAAACAAATCAAACGCTTTCGTTGAATCCGTACCAAAGTGCGTCATTAATCCATTTACGCCTCGGATGGTCTCCTGAAAATCCGAACCAAAGGTATCCTCTAGGGCTATTGCGTTCTCTGTCAGTTCTTTGACCTTTGACGGATCTGTCTCTTTTGTAACCTGTTTGACATATGCCATTTTGTCGCCGATGTCTTTTAATGATTCACCATAGCCATCTTTATACATTTCTTTCATTTTATCAGAAAATTTTTGTGTGACGGCATCGGTTTCCCCCGTAATGGCCTGAAACGAATTTGAAGCCGTCTGGGTTTCTTCTGTTATTCTTTTTAAGGCGTCTACTGCCTCCTGCGTCATCTTTTTAATACCCTCGGATATCAAATTACCGATTGCTACTTTTACCGAACTGAATCCATCTTCGCTTTTTTCTGCTGCCTGTTTTGTTTTTTCAAAACTTTCGTCCAAGTTATTCGTACTCGTACGCAACTGTTCCGCTTTGCTTTTGTTGTCTGCAAGTTCTCCGGAAAGTTTTTGGATGTCCCCACGGAACGCATTGGCTTCTTTTGACGTTTCTCCGAACTCAAGGGCAGCATCTTTATATCCATCTTTCAGGCGGTCAAGTTCTTTTTCCTGATTTGAAATCTCCTCTTCTAAAGAAGCGAACGCTCCTTTGCTTTTTTGTTCTTCTTTCGTTGTCTCGTTTAATTTTTCCGTATATTTTTTTAAAGAGGCTGACGCTCTTCCGACTGCTGCCTCTTGATTTTTCATTTTGATATAAAGTTCCTCTGCAGCTTTTGAATCTTTTCCCTGTGTACCCGCAATCTGCTTGTACTGCTCCTCCAACGCCGACAGTTTAATCTTTTCCTGTTCCACGATTCCGGTCATCTGCTCAACTTTTTTCGCCAGTCCGTCCGTGGAATCGCTCCATCTGTCCATCCCCGCCGTTGCGCTCTTAAACTCCGCATTGAGTGACCGGATGCGGCGGTTTGCTTCGGTGATATTCTTTTTTAACTCGGATATATCAATTCCAATTTTCGTTGTTACGTTTTCCTCTGCCATACTATCTTCCTTTCAAAAAAGCCGCCGAGCACCGCCCGGCAGCCTCTAAAACCAGCTCGTCGCTTTCCGGCGATATACTTTTTGCTTTGGCTTTCCATCCTCTGTATAATTTCTCACGTTGTACTGGTGCAACCGGCGCATGAGGAGAAATACTTCTTTCCCCGTGTAAGTCCTCAGCCGGATTGGGTCAAGTGCCCCAAACACCCGGCAAAGGCTTACGTCCATCTCAAACATAGATTCATAGATTGTTACGTCGTCGCACCGCTCTAGTTTCCCTCTGTGTCTGCTCCAATGTTCAGCATTTCATCCGCAGTGTAAAGCGTCACATCAATGATGAGGCTGATTACCTCTTCGAGCCTTGTGCGCCGCAGTTCCTCGCGCGTCAATCCGTCGAACATAGTCAACAGTAAATCGTTAATGACCGGCATCGCCTGAACAACTGTCTTGCCGATGGTAATGGCGTTGTTCTTTTCAGTAATATCGCAGTTTACCACAGCAGCAATATCTTCAAGCGTGCCATACATCACATGGATTTCTTCCGTTTCGTACGTCTTTTCGATTTCTTTGGGAGAATGTTCTTTGTAAATGTTTAACTTAAACATGCGCTACCTCCTTAGCCTGCCGGATTTTCCTCTGCGTTCTGGGTCTGTTCGCCGCTCGGTGTCGTTTTGATGATGTCATCAGGTGTCTGTACTTTGGAAAAGAATTCCTCCTCAGACATACCACAAGAGTCAGCTGGAACAACCGTTGCTTTTGCCGATTTGTTGTCGTTTGCAACGAATTTCTTCTGTGTGTTTACACCAGTGTAGGCAAGTTCCTGACCGTTTGCGTCTGTGCCATTATCTTTCGACTTGTGTGAATCGGACGGGTTTCCGAATCTGCCTTTTAAGCGCCATACATAGTATTCTCTGCCGTCTGTATCTTCTGTGATATAGCCCATAGCCATGTATGGCGGTGTTGCCGTTCCTTCAATCAGTGCACCGGTTTTCTCGTCGAATTTCTGCCCGGTGATTGCTGATGTATTTTTCAGTGATACCGCCGATACATTGACATTGACCGTATCTGCTCCGGTTGTGTTAATAACAATCGCCGCTTCGTTGTCATAGTAGTGAGTATCACTTGATGATTCGGTTTCCTTTGACAGTTCCGAAGTGCCTGCAAGAGCAAACGGTGTATCATAAGTGAGCTCGTCTTTCGTGTCTTTTTTTAACGGTGCCACCACGAGGTTTCTGATACCACGATATTCTACGATTTTTTCATCACTCATTTTTTTGTTCCTCCTAATTTCTTTTTTTATAAATTACATGGATACCGCGCCCGGTATGTGTAGGCTCGTCGCTTGCGACTGAGTACCCTGTTCCCGGCACGATAAAACCATTCTTAACAAGTTCCTGCTTGACCGTCACCGGCATTTTATATACCAGTGCAGCGTCCGTACTGTAAAAGTTGACATCATAGTCGTAAAGTTCGCAATGCGCTTTGTTATCGTAAAAGCTGGAGTCGTCTCCCGGATTCTGCCAGTATGTAAAAAAATGTTCCGGATACTCTTCCCCTTGTGCAAGGGAACCCTGCAATATCACCGGATAATCATATTGTGATAATATTTCAATCAGTTTATCTTCCATTTTCAGCCTCCTAGCAGTTTTTTAATCCCTTTTTGAAACGTCTCCTCTTGTGCTTTTTTGATTCGTTCCTGTGCTTTCTTTCCGTACACATCAGCGTACAGCTTTGTGTCCTTTTTCATCCTCGGCGTGCCGTACATCAAAAAGATAGATGGTAATCCACCTTGTTTGATGTCAAATCCGACCGAGATATTGGCTTTGGTGCCATCCCATTTCACGTCGGCTTTTGTGACGATGGACTCCTGCGTGCTTCCGGTTCGGTGGTGCTTCGTCATGTCCTGCACGATAGGCGGCGTCACCGCTTCGTGTGCCGCTTTCAGACAACTTTCTGCAAGCTGTTCAACCTTTCCTCCTGCTTTCTCCCACTTTTCTGCTAAATCTTCCAACTGGGAGAAGTCAATCATGCCTTTCCTTGCCATCACGCGCCCCCTTTAACGGCTCTGACCTTTGCTACAAGGTACTGATTCTTCATAGCGATGTTTTCCGGAGTACCTAATACCTCATACGTTGTCCCGTTAATTTTGAAACGGCTCGCCGGAGTAATGTCCGGTCTGAACCACGTCTCAAGCGTTGCGGTGTTTTCGACAACAATCTGCCCGTTCGATGTCTTTTCTGTGCCTCCAAAGGTGCGGAAAGACACATAGACGCGTTCACCTTCGCCGTACTGCTTTTGTTTCACGCCTTTTACCAATGTTTCGCCCACTGGATTCAAAAGCTCCGCCGGTACAACGTATGGTAAATTCGGTTGCCATGCCATACTGTCACCTCCTAGTAACTCAACTGGATTACTCTTTCTTTGAAGTAGGCCGACAGTTCGCCGCTGTACAAAAGGTCATTGACACCTCTTGAAAGAACACCCATCACGACAGACGACGAAAGATTTTCTTTCGGAACTCCGGCATCCGTCAGGTATTGTTTGATTTCTCTCAGATACCCAAGCAATCTCGCGTCCTGATAGTTGCCGGTAATTCCGAGCGAGTCTTTAACTTCTTTAAGCTGTTCGTCTTCCGTCATTTCTGCCATAATAGTCTCCTTTCGTCAATCATCCAGTCGGTTCTTCGCTTTTATCGGGTGTTGTGCTTGAGCTTGTTTTGCTCTTACCTTTTTTGATAAGGACAAATCCGTTCGCATCTGCAATCTTTCCGTCCACAATCATGATAACTTTGTTCTTGACTTCGTTTGTGTCGTGGTCAATCCACTTCACTACCTGCATTTCGAGGTTGGAATTAACAACGTAGTCTTTGAGGTCTCCAAAGATAGCAAATACATCTCCGACATTAGCGTCCTCGTAGTAAGGAAGCAATTCCTCTTCAACAGTCTCCACGTCTTTACCCATAAAGCGGTAGGTTTCCTCGCCATTAACTCCATAATTTGTACGTCCAACCGGCTGGCCGTTCTTATCCTCCATACCGTCGATTTTCTCGTCAAACGTCGACTGTGCCATGATGAAGCATCCTTTGCGATAGCTCTTTTTGATTTTTGCCTTCATTCTATGCCAGCCGTTCCACGTCATATCTTCCGGTGCCATGGTGACAACAGTTTTTACACGTGTATCCGTCAAGATTCCAAGCGGCTGTGTTGTGCCATCACCTTTGATGATTGCCTTCTCAAGAGCTTTCATGATTGCTTCTGTAGCAAGCGGCACAAAGAGCTTCTGAAACTCCTCGATTGTCACTACAGACGCCAACAAGGTCTGTGCAATCTTGCACTCGACACCGTAATAGCTGAATGTAACCTTTTCGTCCGCGCTCAACTTCTGGCTGTCTGATGCCTTTTCGCCGACCCATGCCGCCTCCGGCTTAATTGAGAGGATTGGGATGGCTACGCCGCCCTGAATATTGGTTTTGGTAACTTTGGCGTAAATGTTTCCATAGCTTTCCAACTTCTGGATAATCTCACGCACCAAAGTGGTCGGAATTACCGCCCCGGCATCTGCCGTTCCTGTGACTGCTGCCTCTCTTTTAATCGGCACACGTAACTCTGTAGGAATCGGTGTACTACGGCACACATATTCAAGAAACGCTTTTTTGTACTCGCTTCTTTCTGTTGGGTCGTCCGTTTCCAACTGAGATTCCGGACGTTTTGAACGGAACGCTCCAACGATACCCGCGTTTCTCATCTCTCCGGTCTGAATGTTGCTTCTCTGACCGTCTTCATTCTGGCCTGTGCCCTTTGGATTTCCTTCTCCTTCGTCTTTGTTGTTTCCTTCGCCTTCGGATTCCAAGTCCTTGATTTCCTCAGCGATGTCTTTTAAGTCATCCGCCGTTTCCGTCAAGCGTTCGTAAATGCTCCGTACTTCGGCTACATCTTTCGATTCCTCGGCGCGTTTCAGCAAGTCTTCTTTGCGCTCCATCAATTTCTGCTGACGTGCCTTCAGTTTTTCAAGTCTGCTCATTTTTAAAATGCTCCTTTCAGTTTTACTTTTTCTTTCCACAGTTCCAACTCGTCACTCTCCAGTGATTTTCCCCGGACACTCTCCAGTGCCCTCTGCGCACTTTCCAGTGCTTTTTTATCTCTAGCCATAATGGAAGTATCTTCATAGGCGGGAAAAGTCACCGC